TGATACCACGAACAATCTTATACTCTTTATTACCAATAGAAAATTCAACTTCAACTACAGTATCTCTACTGTTAATTGAATTTACAAGGTTTGGTTTATTAATTGAACGAAAAGGTTTACCAAACAAGCCAAAGCACAATGCATCAAGCATCGTTGACTTGCCTGATCCATTAGTGCCGACAATCAGCGTATTGGCATTACTGTTTAAAACTATTTCAGTAAAGTAATTACCTGTGCTTAGTAGATTTTTCCAACGTAGAGTTTTAAATAATATCATTCAATTTCTGTGTTTAGTGCTTCCACATAAAGTTCACGCATAAGACTTTTCAGTTTATCATTCTCGACATTCAATGTCAAGTTGTCTATGTATTTTGAAAGTATAGTTACCGTATCTTCGGCTTGATCAATTAACTCTTCATCATTTTCGTTTACCATATCACTGAAGTCTTCCACTATTGATATGTCTGCTGCACCAGCTTTGTAGATATTATCAATTACTGTATCAAACAAAAACGGATTTAATTTGTTGACCACAACTACTTTGACATAACAACCTTCGTAGATGGAATAGTCCATAAATGAAGATTTGTAACCTTCAGCAAAATGTTCATTTTCGTCATTGTAATTCAACTTGTAAAACATCTTGTATGGGTTCTGAACAAACTCTTGCTCACGTGTATGTGTATCGAAGATGACAAATCCACGTGGGTCGTTGTAGTCTGCCCATGTCATTTCATTTGGTGAACCAACGTAGTAGATGTGACCGTCATCAGAACGATGATGAAAGTGACCAGATAAAACAACATCATACTTATTGAACAAAGACTTATCCGTGCCTTCATGACAAATGTTGCCACGATCCATCTCAAAGCCTGCTATCTCAAAGTGTCCAAAAACAATTTGAGACTTAGAATCTTTTATTTTTTGGAATATTTCTTCTTGGTTGTCATCACATATCCAAGGTACCAGATCAACATCAATGCCCCCAAACTGCATTGTAGTAAAAGTATCCAGTACAGTAATATTATCATAACCGTCTAGAAGTAATTGAGAGGAGTTAACCTGAAGGGTGTTTCTGAACGCCACATCATGGTTGCCGAGGAATGTGATAAACGTGATGCCATTTTCTTGTAGTTTATCAAAGAAATATTTACGACACAAATAGAGTGAATTGAAGTTAATAAACTTACGGCGGTCGAAAAGATCACCAAGTTGTACAACGGTTGTAACATTGTGATCCTTTAGATATGGGAAGAACACGTTATCGTAGAACTTCTCAATGTATTTATGAAAGTCTAAAGAATCACCTCTCATACCGAAGTGAGTATCACCAAGCACACAAATTTTCATAATCTATTTAACTTTTTATCTTCGGCTCTTTGAACTCTTACTCTGAGTTCGCTGCTACTGTAAGAATGCTTCCTACTATGATAGTGTATTTCGATCCCATTGTCTAGGCACCACTGCTTGCCTGTGAAATCTTTTCCTTTATATTCTTCACCAAGAAAGCGTACATCGATGTGTTGTGTTTTCAATAAGTTCAACAAATCTTCTTCGGTAGAGTATACAAGTATTTCATCAACATATTTGCAGCCGGCAACCTGCACATATCTTTCATAGATTGATTGTATTGGTTTGTTCTTCTCTGGTCTATCAATAGTTGGATCAGCCTGTATGGCAGCAATCAAATAATCACAATGTCTTTTTTCTTCTTTAAGCATTGCGACATGACCAGCATGAAACAAATCAAATGTACTACAATTAAATCCTATCTTCATCGCTTATGTCATCCTCAATAAACTGCTCAAGTCCTTCAGATTTTTTTTCTTTTTTCTTCTTCTTGTTTTCTTCAAAGTTATGAATGAACTCAGAGATATTGTCATACAATTCAAACTGCTTCATATTACCATTTTCGTCTTCAAACATTTCGCCTTCATCAAGCAAACCAAATTGTTGGGTGGCTTTGTACTTCACATACAGTTGTTTCTTCTCACGCATGATTCTACGCAGAAAGGCGTAATAAATTATCTGTGTGAAGTAAGCAAATGGGTTCTTAGACTTAGCTGGATCAAAATTACGAAAGTACATCAGACAGTTTTCTACACCATCAGATATCATCTCATCACGATATGTGTAAGAAATAAAGTTTGGTTTACGTGATAGATGTTCTGCAATCTTTAGGAAACATTCGCCAATGTAATCTGGTATCTTTGGTTCTGGTTTGTCATTAGTTTTTGCATCTTCACAATCAGTTCGATACTTAACAAGTGCGGCTAGAAAGTCTGCGTTGTTGACGTAATGTTTTTCGTTACCCATTTTTTATTTTCTCACTCAGTTTCATGCGTTAATTCAATGTAGTTTTTTATTCTTCGCTTCGTATATGCTCTGTAACACTTCATCCATAATTTGTTCTTCTATGTTTACATCGTCTTCGCCTTCTTGCTCTTGTAACAGATTATCGATCATTTTATCTGAGTCTGCCATCTCTTCAATGGTACGCTCAACAAGTTTATCATAGTAACGTATCATTGATTCTTTTGGCTCAACGACGGTAACGATGTCTGAGTAATAAATCACCGCAGAGTTTTCTTTGATCAATTCAACTGGCAACCATGGCATCATCATCATAACTGTTTGACCCGTAGGCATACGGCGAAACACAATACGCATGGGATCATTGAGTTGTATTTGGTCTGAGTTATCTTCCTCAAACATAGAAGCCATAATATCTTCACCAGACTGCATTCTTATAAGTTTAACGTTATGCATTCTTGACCTCTATATTGTAAAACTTGTATTTGAATTTTTCTTCATCGTATATCCTAACACGTTCTTGCAAGTGTTGCAAGGTATAGTTTACATGTTTACCTATACGAAAATCATCGGCAATGTCATAAAGTACCGCTTCAGTTTTGTTGTCGCCTATTCTTAGACCTCTACCAATTGACTGTAGGTTTCTGACTCTCGACTTGGATGGTGAAGCAAAAACAACATTGTGAAGATTACGAATGTTGATACCTGTACTGAATGTACCGTATGATGCAACAATGATAGCATCGTTTTGTTTTTCGGTAATGGCACGTACTTGCTCACGTACTTCAACATCTGTTCCACCATGCACAAAGAAAACATGACGATTGCCAGCTTTTTCTTTGATTAGCTTGTGTAAGTGCTTTCCGTGCTTTTCTACCAAATTAAACAGTATCAGTGAGTTGCCTTCTAACGACAATGCAAGATTGCGAATGAATTCGTTTCTTGCCACACTTCTAACTATGTAGTCTATCTCCGTTTGATAATCCCATCCTCTGGATAGCTTACACACTTCATCGGGATACTTTAATACCAAACACTTAATACGAAAGTCTGCCAGTTGTTTGTTCTCAATCAGTTTAGCAGTAGTAGTAGACTGGTAGACTGGACCAAACAACCCCTCAAGTACCAACTTATGAGTTTGTGTACCATCAATTGTACCTGTGCAGCCAATACGATATTTTGCATTCTTCAAACCAGTCATGATGGTAGTCAGTGACTTTGCTTTGAATTGATGTGCTTCATCACCTAAAACAAAATCAAACTGCTCAAAGTATTCTGGTGGATTCTTGTAGATAGATTGCCAAGTGGTAATCGTTAGAAATTTATCTGTATGTTTATCTTTTCCCGAATACTGTCGATGGGCATTGTTTGCGGCATCATAGCCATATGATTCAAAATCAGAATACATTTGCTCAACAAGAGAAGTTGTAGGAACAATTAGAAGTCCTTTCTTGTAATCTTTGTATTGTAGATACCGCAGTATCAAATATTGAATCAATGACTTACCAGAGCCAGTTGGCGATAATAACAACATTCGCTTGTTTCTGATGGCAAATAAGAAGGATTTGTATTGATACTCCCTTACACCCTCTGATATAATGCTCTTGTCCAATTGAAGTTGCTCTAGAAACTCATTAGCTTCAACTGCTGAAAAACTCTCTGTGTTGCTTACCAAACTATCAATCTCAAGTCTGTAGTCTCTCTCTTTACAGAACTGTTCAATGTAAGGCACAAGACCATGATAGATTGTGTATGAACGTAAGTCAGCAAGTCTTATTTTACCATTCCACAAACGATTCTTGTATGCTGGCATGAATTGATAACCAGGAACAAAGAAAGTAAAGTAATCCGCAAGTTCTTGTGCAATACTTTTCTCACACTCGAACCTGATAAATGCCTCATTCTGTTTGCGTAAAATTAAATCAAACACCTTGTATGAACTTTTCCCAATCAATAAACGAACGTAGTTCCCAAGTTCGATTGTTCAACTCTTTAATTATGGCATTACACACATCAACAATTTCTTCATGTAACAACTTCTTTGCAAGATATTTGTTGATATCTTCATCCGCTTCTAAGTATGTATTGATCTCAGACTTGAGGGTAAAAGGAAATGGTTGCCAACCATACTTGGTTAACTCTTCATCATCAAGTCTGCCAGTGTAGTATTCCCATTTCAACTTACGCCATTTATTGTAATTGAATTCTGCTTCTTTGGCTAACAACCGATGTGAAGAAAGAATGTTCAAATACTTTGAGTGAAGTTTGGGAATATCAATCAGTGCTTTACCTGGTTCAGTGCGGTCGATATTAGAGTCCGCAGTCCACATTTGTAATACTTCGTCAAGTTTGCTCATATTATACCTCCTACTAGGAGTATATCACAATTAAAATAATTTTTCTACGTTATAATAGGTAAATCTGAATGTAGCGTCTGCTGTGACAATCGTTTCTGGTGTATCGGTAGAAGACATAACAAAACCAGAAAGTGAAATTGGAAATAAGTCTTTGAAGTTGAAACGGTAATACGGCTTGTTTGATGCAGAAAGAATAGTCACTGAACCATCTGTATACTGTGGCGTTGCTGTTGGTATCGCTGAAGCAAATTTATTTAACTTATCTAAGTTCTGGTACTCTTCATATTCCGTAGGGAATGTCAAAGCACGTAGCCAATCGTGAATCTCTAACCACGATAGCATTTCTGCATCAACAATAAAGGTAACGTTCAATACATCATAGATTGTCTTTTCACCTGGAGCATACAATTCGACAAATGGGTTTTGTACTGGAATCTCTGATGTCGATAATCCAGGCAAAGAAATTGTCTGTGCAAAGTATTGTAGATTCGGTGTACGAGCCAAGTTCAGCGTAAACTTGTTAGGCTGTAGGCTATTTGGATTAATTGGGTTACGTGTGAGAACTGTCATAAATTATTTTTCATGAAGTTTTGATATAATACTTACGGCAGTATTTAAATGTTTATTTGTTGGTTTACTGTAATCACCTTTTTTACTATACTTCAATTCTGGACCATGATGAATTTCCATTCTATCATCATGAAAAGTAATATTCATTTTGTTTTTCACATGATGTTTACCAACAGGAGTATCTCTCCATTGCTGACTTTCTTCTAATGAGTATTGAACGAATGTTTTCATATCTCTATTTATATACGAAAAAAAAGAGAGGATCCGAAGACCCTCTCTCTAAAGAACCACTCTTTGGTGGTTTAATTACATCAGGTTTCTGATGTTGAAGCCACGGTAGTAGTTGTTAGCCTGAGTATTCAGGTTACCCAGACCTTGGTTTGTACCTTCAGCAAATGGGTTAGCAACCAGACCGTAACGAGTCTTGAAGCCAATCTTAGGCTGGAATGTACCTGTATCAACTGCACGAACCATTTGCAGAGGAACGTATGGGCAGTAGAAAATACCTGCGTCATATGCATTTGTACCCTTGTAACCAACAACAGCAAACTCGGAAGTTGAACCGGTTGGGAAGTATGGATCGATGTAGACTTTGATACGACCGAAGATTGTACCAGCAAATGTGTTGCCTGTATCGTCAACTGTCAGTGATACTTGACCAGCAAGTGCTGAGTTGTAGTCGAGGATACCAGCCATCGCCAGAGCAGACGCTACGTCTGATGAACAGATAACGATATTACCTTTACCACGACGGGTCAACTTAGCGATTTGATTAGCTTCACGCTCAATCTGGAATGCCAGACCTTTGATCTTTTCAACCATCCAACGACCGTTTGAGTCTGTGTCGAGGTTGAATGCACCAGCAGTTGTTGTACCTGCTTGGCAACCTGGCTTAGCAACTTTGTAGATTGTACGGATAACTTCGCGGTTGATTTCAGCAAGAATTTCAGCGGACAGAATGTTAGCCAGTTCTGTTTCAGCGTCAAGACCATGAACTGCCTTCAAGTCTTGTGCCAATTCCATTGAGTATTCTGCTTTCAGCGCACGTGTACGTGCTGTTACAGTGACTTTCTCAATTGAGAATGCCATTTCTTGGAATGTATTACCAGCAGCGCCATCACCCAGTGCTTCAGCAGAACCAGTTGTCATTGCGCCAGTTGGAGCAGCGTTACCAACAAACAGATAGTCAGTTGTGTTACCAGCAATGCTCATTGAAGAAGCAACGATTGCACCGTTAGCACCTGAGAATGCTGTGTTTGCTTCGTTGTAGAATGCTTCTGTACCGCCCTGTGATGCATACTTGGTACGCATTGCAAAGATCAGACCGGTTGGGCCTGTCATTGGCTGAACGCCGCAAACGTCATAAGCGATCAGGTTTGGCAGTGAACGACGAACCAGGCTGATCAGGATTGGATCAAAACCAGCAACAGGACCGCCAGCAGCAGCACCACCACCGAAACCACCTGTACCAGCAAAGTTAGTTGGTGAACCTGTTTCATTGAGGATTGCACCCTCTTTGATCATTTCTTGAGCTTGGTTCTCAAGAATAACTGCTGTAACTGCTTTACGATATGGGTCAGCAATTTTTGGCATATCTGGATGATCCAGAACGCTTTCCCATTTGTTTTGTAGATTTTCAGACAAATACATTATTGTATCTCCTTTTGTTATTATTTAAATTTTGATTTTTGAAATCGCTTGTACAACCGAAGCAACGTATGGGTCAGCAGAAACTTTCTTTTCGCTACCATCGTCTTCTACTTCTTCATGAAGTTGTGCAACATCGGCTTTCTTAACGCCTGATGGGAAATAATTCTCACGAATTGTCTCAAGTTTTTCTGTGAACTCTTCCTCTGTGGAGAATTCTACACTCTCTGCAAGTGCTTTGATTTTTTCTACTTGAGTTGCTGTGAGACCTTCGCAAACTTCATTTACTAGTTGTACTTTAATTGCCTCAGTAAGTTGCTTCTTATACTGAATATTGGCTTCAATTTCTTCATTCAGTTTAACTTCCAGTTCTTCGACTTTAGATGCAAGTTCATCTACCAGTTCGACTTTATCTTCTGGAACGTTAATGTAGTTTTCGGCAAACAGATTACGCAGACCAGCAATAAAGTCTTCTGTGATTTCTGAACGCAGACCGCTTTCGATAGCGATTTCGTTTTCTTCCATCCACTGCTCTACTACGTAGTTCAGGTAATCATCTACCTTTTCTGTTAGTTCAGCTTTGATTGTCTCAACAGCCTCAGCTAACATGCCAGCATATTCTGATTCCATCTGCTCTTGAATTTGAGCAACACGGTCGAATACACGTGCTTCAAAAATTGTAGCTGCTTTTGTTTTGAATTCTGAAGAGATTGAAGAATCATCAGCAAACAATGAAGCAACATCTTCTTTGATTTGCGATTTGATTTCTTCGATTGCCGATTCATCATCGATCAACTCTTCGTCTTCACGACCTTCTTGTTCAGGCATCATTGCTGTACCTGTACCTGCTTTCATGTTCTTGTCGCCAAGTTGAACATCGCTAGATGCGGCAGAAGGCTTAGTTGTAGGTGCAGCAGCACTCTTAGCAGAAGCCTTGCTTGACAACTTGTTAGAATCATCAGTAGGTTTGTTGTTCTGTGGTGTAGGGCCACCCAAGTCTTCCGGTGTTCCAGAATTACCTGGAGTGACAGAAGGTAACTTAGGCATTGGCATACCAGGAGCAGATGACTTGCTAGATGCAAGAATTTCTGCTGCGGCTTCCATGAGTTTGTTTGTTGCCATTGAATATCTCCTTATGATTTCTTATTTATAAATTTTAAAGTTTTCGTAGGAAGTTTTCGAAAAGTTGCAATCCAACAGATTCAATATCTCTGCGTGACGCTTTACGAATTTGCTGTTTAGCATAATCGATATGAGACTCGACGAACTTTCCTTCTACGAATAACCA